TAGCATACGCTACGAGATTGTTTACTGAACATTCAACAACAAAACAAGAAAAGATTAACATCTTAAGAAGATTTGACAGTGTAGATACTCTTAAAGAATCAAAAAATCTTTACAAATCTATTAAAAACGAACTTTCAAGTACAAGTACTACGGATAACACAATTACAGAATCATTAGAAAGAAATGTTGTTAAGACACCATCAAGTGGATCGGCAATGAATCTAATTGAATCTAAAACTTATGAAAATCCACAATTCTTGAGAATGAAAGATTTAATGGGAAAATTAAAATAAAAATAAATAAAAACAAATAAAAAACCAAAAAAATGGGAGCATTATTAGAATCAGGTCTTGTTGGTAACATCGGGTTGAAACACCTTAAAGTTATCAAAGAAGATACTATTAACAAATGGGACAAATTAGGGTTCCTTGATGGACTTAAAGGTCATCTAAAAGAAAACGTAGCTCAATTGTATGAGAATCAAGCATCTTTCTTGATTAACGAAGCAACTTCAGAAGGTTCTAACGGAGCATTCGAAACTGTTGTTTTCCCAATCGTAAGAAGAGTTTTCTCTAAATTATTGGCTAACGATATCGTTTCTGTACAAGCAATGAACTTACCTATCGGTAAATTGTTCTACTTCGTACCTAAAATTCAAGGTTACCAAACAGGTAGTGGTGATAACATCACAGGTGGAAAACATTATTCACCAGTAGGAGCTCCAGGAAATTCACCTGATGACGACATTCAAGCACAAGTTAATGCGGGTTACGTAGGAGCTAACGCTTACGCTAAAAATCTTTATGATTTATTTTATGAAGGTGGTGAAGCTGGTTTAGATCCTCCAGGATTGTTTGATTACTCTAAAGGTCAGTGGACTGCGGTTACTGCGGTAACGGATATTCAAGTATGGTCAGGTGGTAATCTAATTGATTCTGATGCACCAACAGGTAATATCAGAAAAATGATTTTGAAAATTTCAGGATTCAGAACTGCAGGAGCTGGTAAATTAGTAGGTCCTGATGGTAATGAAATGGATTCAGAAACATTCTTATCTGATCTTAAAATTATCGCAACAACAGATTTATCTGCATCTACAACACCTTGTAATGTAATTAAAGATTCTGCAGATAACTTTACACCATTATTGTTTAGAGTTGTTACTCAACAATACGGTAAAGGTATTGTTCAATATGGTAGTCAAGCACAAACATCTTTTACATCTACAGGTTCTAACGCAGGTAATGGTGGTTCTTACTACGATATTTGTGATGCCAATGGTTATATCTATGTTGAAGTAGATTTATCTTGTCCTGTATGTGCTGATTGTGACTCAACATCTTTAGATGGTTACACAGGTACAACAATTTTTTCAGGAGCATCAGGTGATTCATTTACTGCGGTTTATAGAACTTACAAAAATATGGAGTTTGAAGATCAAATTGGTGAAGTTTCTTTTGATTTGGAATCTGTAACAGTTTCTGTATCTGAAAGAAAATTAAGAGCTCAATGGTCTCCTGAAATGGCACAAGACGTTGCAGCATTCCACAACATTGATGCTGAAGCTGAATTAACGGCTTTATTGTCAGAACAAGTGGCTGCTGAAATTGACCGTGAAATTTTACGTGACTTGAGAAAAGGTGCGGCTTGGAACTTACGTTGGGATTACAACGGATGGAGAAGAATTGCACAAACAACATCTTACACTCAAAAAGATTGGAATCAAACTTTGATTACTGCAATCAACCAATTGTCAGCACAAATCCACAAATCTACATTGAGAGGTGGAGCTAACTGGATCGTAGTTTCTTCTGAAATTTCTGCAATCTTTGATGATTTAGAATACTTCCACGTATCTAACGCATCTCCTGAACAAGATCAGTATAATATGGGTATTGAAAGAGTTGGTACTTTACAAGGTCGTTACCAAGTATATCGTGATCCTTACTTCCCACCAAACACAGTTTTGATTGGACACAAAGGAACATCATTGTTAGACACAGGTTACATTTACGCACCTTACGTACCGTTACAATTAACACCTACAATGTACAATCCGTTCAACTTTACACCTATTAAAGGTATAATGACGAGATACGCGAAAAAAATGGTAAATAATCGTTTCTACGCACGTATTACTGTTGATGGTGTTCGTACATTTGATTTAAGAGAATTGAGATAATCAACAACTTAAAATAACCCTCAAAAGGAGACAATTACTTGTCTCCTTTTTTTTATTTCATATATTTATAAAAAAACATACTATATGAGAAATTTATTATTAACATTTGTTTTTGTATTAACCACTTTTATAGGGTTCAGTCAAAATGTATTATTTAGTGAGAATATTGGTACCGCAGTATCTCCAGCAACAATTTTAGTAACAAGTAACCCATTTCAAAATAGTAGTTTAACTTTTGGTGGGACTGCCGACACTAGAACAACAACACCATCAACGGGATATGTCGGAGCCAGCGGAAGTAGGAATGTATTTTTAACTCCAACTGTCGGAACCACTTTTCAGATATCGTCAATTTCAACGATTAATAGATATAATTTTAAATTATCATTTGGGGCATATAAAAGTACAAACGCATCTACTATGTCTGAATTAGTATTGGAGTATAGTGTTGACGGTACTAAATACTTACCGATTACAATTCCAACACAACCAACAGGAACAGGAACCTCATCTTGGAGGTTAATCTCTAATATCGTATTACCATCATCGGTGAACAATGTATCAAACCTTAGATTAAGGTGGAAACAAACATCCTCATCAATTCAATTTAGAATTGATGATATCAAATTAACAAACGAAACCGCACTACCTGTTGAATTATTATATTTTAAAGGTAATACCGTATCAACCACTAATCATTTATATTGGTCAACTGCATCTGAACTCAATTCGGATTATTTTTTAATTGAGAAAAGTTTTGACGGTATTGATTGGGATTTAGTTGGTTCGGTTAATGCGTCAGGTAATAGTAATCAAACCGTTAATTATTCACTTACCGATAATAATGTAAGATATGGTATATCGTATTACAGATTAAAACAATTTGATTTTGATGGGAAATTCGAAATTTATTCGGTAATTTCAATTGATAATAAAATAAAAAAAGATGTTATTAAAATTATTGATTTAACAGGTAGAGAAGTTAACGAATACTATAAAGGGTGGGTTGTGATTTATTATGACAATGGGGAAATAATTAAAACCTATCAATATTAAAAATAAATCAATGAATTATAATCGTGAGGGGGTAAATGGTAATTTACCCCTTTTTTCATGCTCTAAATATTTTTTTTTAATTGTATCATTGTATTTATAGGTATAAGAACTCAACCTGCCCAAGGAAGTTGGGGGTTCCATAAAACGGTTCTTCAAGTGAGACTTATGTTTTTTTATTAACATACAAAAAATATAAAGTCATGCGTAATTTTCTATTCATTCTATTAACTTTTTTAAGTTTTAATCTTTTTTCGCAGTATTGTAATTTAGCAACAACTAATGTTCCAATAACGCCAACAACAACCGCACAATTAACCACTTCTTATAATTCCGGAAGAAGAGCGTTTAATTTTGTTGCAACTGCGGGATGTACCTATGTATTTGAAACCTGTGGGTATTCAACTTCAGACACATACTTAAGATTATATTCAACAGGGACAGGAGGTACTGTTTTGGTGACAGGTGATGATAATTGTGGATCACAATCAAGAATTACTTGGACTTGTACAACAAGTGGTACATACTCAATATTAGTAACAAATTGGTCTTGTGCGGTATTAAGTGTTGCAACTCGCGTAAGATTTTATATATCAGGTTGTGTAACCCCATTTAACCCCTGTTCAAGTATAACAACACTTTCTTGTGGTGTCCCAACAACATTCACCATTTCATCGGGGAATGGATTGTATAATCCCCCATCAACTAGTTGTGGGTTTACTACCCCAGGACGAGAAAGAATATTTCAAATTACCCCGACAATTTCAGGAAACTATAGAATATCTCAACCAACAAGTTTTGGTTATATTGATTGGTTCTACAAATTATCATCAGGAGGATGTACAGGGGTAGGATGGACTTGTATTGACGATATATCTTCAGGGAATATTGGAAATGCGAATGTGAATATTCCACTACTTGCCGGACAAACATATTATATTATGGGAGATCCGGAATCAACGGGTGGTGGTTCGGTAACATTTACTTTAAATTGTCCTGTTTCACCACCATCTAACGATTTAATATGTAATGCGATAACCATTAATTGTGAGACAACATTAAACGGTACGACAATTAATTCAACTAATAGTGGTGTAGGGGAAGGAGGATCGTGCGGAACATCACAAACAACAGGTGGTGTATGGTATAAAGTTGTTGGTACGGGAGATTTAATGATGGTATCTCTATGTGCAACATTTTGGGATTCAAAAATATCGGTTTATCAGGGAACTTGTACAACTCCCACTTGTGTTGGTGGGGTTGATGATGATGGACCTTCTTGTGTTGGATCATCATCATCGTATCAGTGGTTGTCAGTATTGGGAACTACTTATTGGGTTTTGGTTCACGGGTATTCCACAACATCATCATTTTCATTAAGTTTAACTTGTTCCCCACCCCCAACTATTGGACCTTGTTTTACAACATCTCCGTGGACAGTGTTAAATATGCCAACATCTCCGTCCACAGTTTCATCCACCTGTTTAAGTGGGAATGGTCAATTTACTGATGAATATAGTACTTGGAATACAGGTGTTGCTGGTACCATATATAATGTAGAATCAAGTTTATCAACAGATTGGGTTACAGTAACGGTTGGTTCACCTTCGGGTACTGTTGTTGGGTATGGTGCAACCCCAATTTCATTTACCGCACCATCAAATAACACTTACTATGTTCACATAACAACTAACGGTTATTGCGTGGGTGATGCAAATTGTAGGGATGTCACAGTAAATAGGATTTCTTCTTTACCAATTGAGTTAGTGTCTTTTAATGGTATGAAAAAGAATGGTGATAATTTTTTATATTGGGTAACCGCTTCTGAAAGGGATAATGATTATTTTACATTAGAATATTCTATTGACGGAGAATTTTGGTTGGACATTTCAAATATAAATGCTGATGGTAACTCACAACAAGAATTGTCATATTCATATATTCATAAAACATATGATAGAAGTGTCACCAATTATTATAAATTATCTCAAACCGATTTTAACGGTGTGAGAACATACTTTAATGATGTTGCGATTACCAATACCCCAAATCAAAAAGAAGTGGTTAAAATCGTTAATACCGTAGGACAAGAGGTAAGTTCGTTTTCACCTAATGGAATGTATTTTGAAATCTATGACGATGGCTCAATAATGAAGGTGATGAAATGATTTTATTTAGACAATACTCTAATTGATTTTGAAATTATTTCGGATTCACCTATTGTAAACGCACCTCTACTGTGTGCGGATTTAACTGCCTCTACCAAATAGTAAATTGAGTGTTCTTTATCCATTGATGATAAGATGATATCCAAGTGATCCTCCGTTAAAAGATTTATGGTTCCAAATAAATTACCATAGTTTTCTGTTTGTTCTTCTTCCATTTTAGTATTGTTTGATATTTATAATAATAGATAAGTTTGTTAAAATGTTAAATGATATCATAAAAAAAGTTTTAAGGGAAGCCACTTCAGATAGTGGGGGTAGTCGTGGATCATATATCGCACCATTATCGTTGGGAATTAGAAAGTTCAAGGATAGTAATACGGCTCCATTTACGATACCCGTTTCTAAATATGATAGTCCTATGTTAGAATTTGATAGTTATGACGGGAAAATGGACGAAACAAAAAAACAAATTAAAAAAATAGAATCTAAAGCAAAGAAAGTTACTAATTATATCAAAAACCACCCACAATCAACATTTAGTGATGAAGATGGTAATAATATAAACCCAACTCCCGGTAAGAATAAGAAAGTAGTCCCAATTAAAGAAAGCTCAACCTCAATATCATCAGGGGAATATACCGGACCGATTGAACTTGGTTTAAAAAAATGGAAAAAATATCATTTAGAACCATTTACCGAATTTGTTGATACCGAATTTAATCATCAAAAAAAACAAAAAACAATGAAGAATAATATTAAAAAAGTTGTAGGTGTTTGGGAAAAAAACTCTGAAGGAACTTACGACGCATATGAACACGATGTTGATTTTATTAAAGAAGATTTGGCGGTTTGGTTTGGGACAAAGAAAAAACCAAAAGGTTCTAAACAACCAAAAGGTCCTTGGGTTGATATATGTAAAAAAGTTGATGGAAAACATCCCCCTTGTGGTAGAAGTGATTCTGATAAAGGTTCTTACCCAAAATGTCGTGCTGCGAGTGTTGCTGGTAAAATGAGTGATTCGTCAAAAAAAGCTGCTTGTCAACAAAAACGAAAAGCCGAGAAAAAAGATACTCAAACAGGTAAAGGTCAAAAACCTGTTATGACATCATACAAACCAAGAAAAGAATCTATTGATGTGTTAGTCAACAGAATCATTACCGAGATTAGAAATTCTTTCTAAAACACTATGTAAGGAGTTTTTAATTTGAGAATTAATTTTTTCCTCATAATTTAATCTTCTTTTTTCTGTTTCACCATCAAAAATTTGTGTAATACGTTCCCAATCTCTTTTGGTTAATTTGACACTATAATGATATACGTGATTAGTTAAATCAACTCTACCGTAATCCATTGTTATGAATAACCCCATTTCTTTATTCTCAATGTATCTTTTATTTGACATTGGGGCAATCATAAATTTAGTGTTGGGATGTTTAATTGTTTTTAAACAAATTTTAAAACAAGTTTTTTCATACGACGATTCCTCTTCCTCATAAGTGGGGACAAACGAATTTTTCTTTACCGATAAATACAATCTTAATTTTAACCTTCTAAAAAATCTTATAACTCTTTTTTTCATATCATTATTTCTATGAATGAAATATATGAAAAAAATTTAGTTAAGACAAATGTTAAATTAACAATATGCTCCTGAACAATGTTTTTTTCCGTCAAGTCCTTTAACTTTACCTTTACACACTTGTACGGCGTGTCCATTCGCATAAGCTGAAGGATATACATCATATTTTGATTTAGCTGAAGCAACACCACGAGCACATAATTTAGTTCCCGTTTTCTTTCTACCCTCCATCATAACATCATCATCCATACGATTATCTTCCGATTCGGTTTCATTCATTAAAAAATCAAAAACTTGATCCATATTATTCTTTGCTTCAGATATATGATCTTGAGCCCAATCGTGT